CTACTGTATTGACCTATGACCAAGCTGCTGTATCTGGTACTGCTACATTCGTTGGTGACGAACACGCTGCTCTAGCTGTTCAAATCAATCGTGCAAGCAACTTGATCGCTCAGCGTACACGTCGTGGTGCAGGTAACTGGGCAGTTGTAAGCCCAACTACATTAACACTGCTACAATCTGCTACTACCAGCGCATTTGCTCGTACAACAGAAGGTACATTCGAAGCACCTACAAACACCAAGTTTGTTGGTACATTGAATTCAGCAATGAAAGTGTATGTTAACACATATGCAACAAACGATGATGTTCTTATCGGTTACAAAGGTGGTTCTGAGTCTGATGCAGCAGCATTCTATTGCCCATACATTCCATTGATGAGCAGTGGTGTTGTTCTTGACCCAGCAACTTTCGAACCAGTCGTGTCATTCATGACACGTTATGGTTATGTTGAGTTGACAAATACAGCTTCTTCTCTAGGTAACGCAGCTGACTACCTAGCGACTGTTGCTGTAACATCCGCTAACCTACGTTTTGCTTAATCTGTAATACGTATAGTGAAAGTTCAAAAAGCACCTTCGGGTGCTTTTTGTTTGACTTAAATATCAGGATGAAAGTAGAATCAGAACAGGATTTCAAACAACTTCGTGAACAGTTTACGGCATGGCGACATCGCTTTCCTATGTTTATTCATGATGTGCAACGCATTGAAAAAATAATAAATCATCACATTACTGCGCACAGTAAAATAATGGTCATGTACAGACAGACCAAGAATCGCAGTTACTTGGAAAAAGCACAACTAGAAATCGACACTATCAACACGGTATTAGCCACAGTGGAAAAAATGGAACTGATGAGTCTACTGAGCCGCGGATAAATAAAGTATCTAGAATTTATTATGCGGTACCCACCGCGTAGACCTAGAACGTCAAATAAAGGAGAAATCAAATGGGACGTCCAGTAAAAAGAGATGTAAACGGTATTCAAGTTTTTGGCACATATGCATCAACTAATGTAGGTATTAGAGTTGTTGCTAATATCGGCGGTACAATCAGAGATGATGTGTATATTCTTAAACAAGCAGGTACAAGAGCATATAGAGTGTTTGATGTATCAGATAGTGCAACAGGACTATGTAGATTGGTCAACAAAGACAACGACAAACTATCAACAGGCGAAATGGTGATGTCAGGTCGTGTAGCTGCTGATGCTAGTGAAGCCACCAACGGTCGTAGAATTAGGAAGTTGACCAAGCGTATAGCTACAGATTTTAGTGGCATTCGTTACAAATGGTATATGGCAGACGACTCTGGATCAGACGATATTTTATTAGTTGCACTATAATCTAGGACCGTAAATGGGACAGTTTCTCAGAGTCAACGGTGACTACAACATTCGAGCAGGCGATGGTGCCAAGATAACACTTGACACTGGCCCTGCTGCGAGTGGCGGGTTGGTTAGAGTCACTGGCAATCTTGTGGTTGAAGGTGATACCTTTAATATCAGCACCACTAACTTGACCATCGAAGACAACATTATCTCGCTGAACACCGGAGAAGTTGGTCCAGGTGTATCACTGATATATTCAGGTATTGAAATTGAACGTGGCAACACATCTGCAGTAACACCGCAGAACAATGCCAGCTTTCTCTATGATGAAAGCACCGACTCATGGATACTGGCACACGGGTCAGCACCTGGTCCGTTTAACTTTGATGCTAGCAGTCTAAGACTCAAACAGATACTTACAAACAGCACCACTGATTCAGGCGACCTTACCCTTATAGGTACAGGCACAGGAGTAGTCAAAGTCATAGGTACTACAACCTATGAAGCTCAAGTCACACACGATGATGATCTTCCTAATAAAAAATATGTAGATGACGCTATTCAAAACAATCCCACATTTCAGATTGTAGCACCACAAAGTCAAGACACCAAGGTTGTTATTGCAGATAAAGAAATAACACCTAACACTTCGGGTACAGCTGGCTCTCTAGCCTATTTCACAGCCACAACTACTCACAGCACCTACGGTGAAAGTGCGGTGAGTATCATTGTTGACAATGCTTTGGTAGGACAGTTCTATACTAATAGATTTGAAATAGGCGATTTAGAAGTTGGCGGTGGGCCTGATCGCAATGAAATAACTTCTAGAGCCAGTATCACCAACGAAAACATCTATGTTCGAACACAGGGCACAGGCAAACTACAAACCAACTATGCAATCCAAGTAGAAAACATTGGAGTGGTTCCCAGCTACGTGTCAAACAGTGTGTTGTTGTATGCTGCTGCGCCTAGTATAGGAACCACCGGATTATATTTTGTCAATGACAGCGCAGAAGTAGCTAAACAGAACGGCGAGTTGATAAGTAAAAACAAAGCACTGGTATTCAGCATGCTATTTTAAGAGACACATATGATAAGAAATTATGAAACCCCAGAAGGCACACTATCACTGATTGATTCTACCAGTGTTGCAGTACCTGTAAAAGTTTTTACCAGTTCAACCACAGGCGGTCCAATCGCAGGCGGTGTAACGGGTAGAGAAAATGCTGTGACTACCATAGCATTGTGCAACACACTAGCACCGGATGCTGCAGACGAAACAACTAATTCAGTCACAGTTAATATATACGTGGTAAGAAGCGGACTGAGTTATGGCCCTGGAAATCTTGTAGTTAGTAGTTTAGTTGTGCCTGCAGGCGAAACTGTGTTCTTCTCAGAAGAACGCATGGTGTTGGCCAGTGGTGATGCTATATGGGTCGGAACATCATCGTCTGCGAGGTTAGCTGTTACTGTGAGTGTTCTAGCAGTATGAAATTCCTAAAGACCAAAAATATTTCGCAGTTCAGCATCAACGATCGTGCGTTAATTTACTATCCAGCTGGCAATGGTCCTGGTAATAGAGTAGTAGTTAACGCCAACGGTGGCATGATGCTGCCCAAAGGCACAACTGCACAACGTCCACAGTTGACCAGTGTTCGTCAGCCCACAGATGCCAACGGTACAATTAGATACAATACAACAATTCCTGCACTAGAAGCCTATGTAGGAGGCGCTTGGGTCACAGTGGCCAGTCCATTTGCTGCTGCTATTACCAAACAAACACTGGGCCCTGGTGACGGTGTATCTACTATTTTTGGACCGTTGAACACCACCTTTGCGGCATCATACGCTGCCAGCGCAGACAACGTACTTGTGTTGGTAGAAAACGTCATGCAGATTTCTACCACAAACTTTACAATAAATCAAAATCCCACAAGCACAGGCACAGGCGCTGAAATCAACGCCACTGCATTAAGTAGTGGCAATAATGGTACCAGTTATGTAATCACTTCAGTAGGAACCACAACATTTACATCGTTTGGTGCAGGAGCAAACACCGTAGGCACAGTATTCACAAAAAGTGGAGCAACACCTACAGGCTCTGGAACAGTTCGAATTGCTGGATATTATATTACATTTACATCAGCAGTACCAAGCACAGGAGGGGGCGGTAATCCAGTTTACGTAACTGTATACTACGGATACGCCAACTAACCATGAGTCAATTGGGGCGCATAGGCGGACAGGTACTCACAGACAATCTACTACGTGCCGGTGTTGATCTTGCGTTTGAAACTGATCTATTATACATCGATGTAAACAATCTGAGGATTGGAGTTAAAGATTCAACTCCTGTATACGATCTTGATGTAAACAACAACATCTACACCAACGAACTCACAGCGGTCACCCAACTTGCTCCGGGTAATTTACGTTTTAATTCTCCAGAAACTATTACCACTAGTGTGGGCGGCATTGATGTTTATATTAATGGCGGTGGCGAAATCTTTCATGATAGACTTGCTACAGCTAATCTTGTACTAGATGGCAATCTTATATCTAGCGTATCAAACTCAAACATAGTGTTAGACCCTAACGGCACCGGCACAGTTGAGTTGATGGCTAACACCAATATTACCGGAGACCTTGCAGTCAGCGGTAATATTTCAATGAGTGGAAATCTTACAGGTCTAGGCACACTGACCATCGGTGATCAGACCATCGATACAGTGACCATAAACACCGATTTTACACAGAGCATTATACCTGGTGATGATGTAACATACGCCATGGGTGCAGATGCTGGAGATTCATCACAACGTAGATGGGCAGAGCTGCATTCGCCACAATGGCAGTACATCACCGACGGAGCGTGGCCCGGAAGCGGTATTATACCACTGTCTGCTACGATCAGTGATCAAATAACTATAGATGGTGTTTTAAATAAAATATCAACTATACAATCTAACGAAGATATATTGTTAAGTCCAGATACAGATATTACAGACATTGAATCACTGAAGTTTTATAGAGATATAATCTACGGTATAGCCTCGTCCGGACAAATGTTAAGTGCCCCGGCCACAGCAAGAACTCTAAGAGGAATATTTTTTAAATCTGACGGAACTGTGGCATTTTCTTATAACAGTCGCAACGTGGTTTCTTATCCTCTATCGACGCCATGGGATATTTCGTCAATCGGAGATCATACAACCTTTTCAATTCAAGATCTAAATGCTATAACCGTTGGAGGTATGGGGACGTTAAACAATATGGGACCCTATTTTAAATACGACGGCACAAAATTTTGGGTTATGGGCGCCGGTGGTGGATTTTTTAATTTTAATATTTTTGTTTTTGAATATAGTTTATCAACCCCTTGGAATATAACAACGGCTAGCCATATCAACAAAGTAAATATTGGAATAGGTGTGTTATCTCAACCTTGGTTCAACTCTGACGGAACAAAATTTTATGAAATAAATTGGAACACTGTGGTAAGTCAAGTATCATTTCAGGTATACACCTGTGTGACAGCTTGGACAATAGTTGGTATGACTGGACCAACAACATATACTTTCTCACTACCTGCAGGATATTATGCTACAGGTCAAGCGTTTAATGACGACGGAACTGTATTTTGGGCCATTATAAGCAACGGATCAAACACATTTATAAGAAACTATACTCTAGGCACAGCTTGGGATGTTTCGACAATGACTTTTGTTATTGACTATCCTAGTTCTTTATCATACACTGAAGGCATTTATCAAAGAGCATCGTCGACTGATCTATATCTACATACCTCAACCACTATTTCAAAATTCGCACTGGATACCCCAGATACCAGTAATCAATACATACAAAATCTCAGTAACACTGCTCTGACCGTAGCAGGTACAGGCACAGGTTATTATCTGTTTGCAGGCACTAACGGAATGATAATACCTGCTGGGCCAGACATTGATCGAAGAGCAAGTCCGGAAATAGGCGAAACTCGTTGGAACACAGATCTAGAATATCTTGAATGTTATGATGGCGCAGTGTGGGCAGTAAGCACTGGTGGAGGTATTGAAGTTACCCAAGAAATCATGGAAGATCTCAGCCACGTCTACACCCTCATGCTAGGATAATTCTTCAAAACTGATAAATAACTTTAATTGCAGGAACGACCATTTTTGCAAGATCCGACTGTGGTAAACCGACAAAGAGCGTGAGCTGAAAATCTGGTTAACGGTGAAACACCGGGGTTATTGGAGAGCACATGGCTATTGGTCGTATTTCCGGTCAGCTCTTAAAGTCTAACTTACTCCGTGCGGGTGAGAATTTAGCCTTTGAGACAGACTTACTCTATCTGGATGTTGTGAACTCTCGTATCGGGATAAAAACAGCAGCCCCTACCACTGACCTAGATGTTAACGGACACACTCGTTCCACAAACATCACCGTAGACAATCAACTGAACATTGGTAACCTACACTTTACTGGTAATACCATAACCAGTGATTCCAACACCATAAATTTCTCAGCGGCTGCAGGCGAAGCCACTGTTTATCATTCAAGACTACAGATAGATGATCTGCAACTTCAAGGCAGCACTATTTCAACCACGGTCAGCAACAGCAGTATAGAGCTTGACCCGAATGGCACCGGTACAGTTAATATCATATCCAACACCAATATCACTGGCAATCTTGTGGTCACAGGTAACGTCAATGCCACTGGAAATATAGTCATCGGTGGTAATATAACCATCGGTGATGCACTCACAGACAACATTGTAATCAACGCCAGCATCCGCAGTGATCTAGTACCTGAAACTGATAACACTTACGATTTGGGTTCTGTGGCATATCGTTGGAGAGCTATTTACTCTTATAATCTTTACACCACTGCAATAACAGTTCCAACACTTGATGTTGGAAATTTGATGTTCCGCGACAATGAAATTACAACAACCACTGGACAAGATCTGTATCTTGACGGCAACGGTGCAGGTGGCGTAAGATTAGGCAACTTTCGTATAGTTGATAATGTGATTACTAACGTGGTGTCAAACGCGGTATCACAAATTGCTCAAACTGGCACTGGCTATTTTAAAATACAAGGCACCAACGGATTTGTACCTCCTGTGGGAGCAGATGCGACTAGACCAACTGCTTATGCTGTGTTAGGGATGACACGATTTAACACAGATTCTGCTGCTTTAGAAATTTGGGACGGAGCAGACTGGGCAAGTCCTGCAGGTGCAGCAGGTGCTGTATCTGTTGCAGAAGCCAACGACATCGCAGCACAACTAGCACTTACACTAGGATAATAAAATGCCAACAGTATTTAAACATGCACTGGTCACACAAATAGGAACCAACCCCACTGATGTGGTAGAGATCGGCGGCGGAGTTAGAGCCACAGTGATTGGTTGTAATCTAGCCAACGTTACGGAATACGATACTGTGGTAGTAGACATACAAGTAATAGGAGCAGATACCACTTCTTCATATTATGTCAAAGGATTGTCTATTCCTCCAAATACCAGTGTGAAGGTAATAACTCAAGGTGAAAAATTGATCCTTCCAGAAAACACAGAATTACGAATTGTAACAAACACCGCTGACAGTGTAGATGCCACTATCAGTTACGTAGAGATATCTTAAGGAGCGGATCATGGCAGGAATATCAAGTTCATATTATCTAGGTACAACACCATCCGAGTCATTAGGAGACTCTCCTCGCTATTGGTATGCTCTTCGAAGAAACGAAGATGGAGAAATATTTTTAGTTAGAAGCGATCAGATTACAGATCTGGATGCTTACGAATTAAATATCCCCGGACCTCCAGAAGAAGATTTTGAAGATTTTGAAGTTGGAGTTGATTTTTTTGACGGCATTGATTCAACCCATGAAACTCCAAAAGAAAACATGTATTATCCACAATACAAATGGGATAATAGATCATTATTTTATTATGTTGACAGCGAAGGGATGTTCATTATGAGAATTAATAGAGGATATTCATATCCGACCGGAATAAGTTCATAAACTAGGATCAAGAAATGGCAGAGTTTAAGATAACACGATTTAGATATACCTGGACAGGTGACTGGGATACCACCGTAGCCACATATTATAAAGATGATGTGGTCTATTATCAAGGATCCTCTTGGGTGTGTATTAGACAGCATTCTCCAACTGTGTTTGTCACTGATCAATCATACACGCCCGCCGGTGAAACAGATGCAGTGCCGGCCTGGACAAAAACCACAGAAGGCAGAAAGTTCCTTGGTCAGTGGGCAAGCAGTACCAGATATGATCCGGGAGTGTTGGTAATTTCGGGAGGAAATTTATACCTGTGTATAATTAGTCACGAATCGTCAACATATTTTAATACAAATGCAGATAAATTTGAAATATTTGCTACCGGACATAATTTTAGAAATACATGGACTGCTAGCACAAGATACAGTGTGGGTGATGCTGTGCGATACAACGGCTATACCTATCAATGTACCTTAGAACATACTTCAGGCACAGCCTCTGAAGGTATTATAATAGGCAACAATGATGCAAATGACGACAGCACAGCAGAAACATGGTCTGTGATTGTTGAAAATTATACATATGTCGGAGGATACCAACCTTCAACCAGATATCGACAAAATGATCTAGTGAAATACGGAGGTAGTATATTAAAATGTATCACTGAACATACATCGTCGTCTCAAATTACAAACGTAAATTTTCAAACATATCTTTCTGGATTTGAATTTGATAATCAATGGAATTCGTCAACCTATTATGCCATAGGTGATATAGTTAGACACGGCGGTGTAGTTTATGTGGCCGCCACAAATAATTTAAACAACCAGCCCGGTCAGTCTCTACTATACGATTACGGTCCAGGCGATCCTAATTGGACCGTTGTGGCCAAAGGAATAAGATTCCGTGGAGAATACGATGCTCAAAGTAGTATCCAATACCAAGAAGGTGATGTAGTAAGGAGAGGTGGAGCATTGTGGGTTAGCTTGACCAATCAATTCACTGATGACAGCTCATTGAGATCGTTGGACACATCTAATTGGCAAGTAGTGATTGCTGCGCAGAATATTACAGGGGGTTGGAGAGACAATCAATATTATAATCTATATGATATTGCTTATTTTAGAGGTGTAACATATGTTGCCAGTACTCCCCACTTTAGTTCTTTTGAAAATTCTCCTGGCGATAATGGTGAGGGTGTAGATTATTGGACCACGTTAGTAACGGGCAATGAAAGTAATGCATTAACAGTTAAAGGTGACATACTATCGTTTGGACTTAGAAGAAATATTTTAGAAGATGGCAGTACAGTTTTTACACTAGGTGACGGCAGTACCTACGGGAACATCAGCGTACCTATCGGTGCAGAAGATCAATTGTTGTATGTTGAAAACAATCAAGGTGACCTAGATTACACCAATTGGGGTACTTTAAACCGAATATATTATGTTGCAACCACAGGTGTTGATAACGACGATCCCCAGCGAGGCGTAAACTATTTTAAACCATATCGTACTGTGAAATTTGCATTGGAAAAAGCCAACGATGGGTATTCTGGTACAACTTCGATACAGGTCTCTACTGGAGAATATCAAGAATTATGTCCTATGATTGTTCCTGCTAGAACCGCAATCATAGGAGAAGAGTTGCGATCAGTGTCTATACGTGCCAGTGAGCCTGTTGCAGAATACGTTCAAGATACAGACAAATTTTTAGAAAGCATAATCAATATAGGAACTAAGCTAGGTAATATTATTCAAGGACTCAATGCAAATTTGTCGTTGGGTAACAATATATCACAAATTACTGCCGGTGCAGCCACAGCTACCGAAGCAGCAATAGTTAACTCTTTGTGGTCTAGCATAATTTCAGTTATAGAGTACAAAGTAAATGATAGTGGCGCAATGCCAGCAGTAACTGGCTCAAATACATTAACAGCTGGCGGAAGATTAGTAGCTGTCAATATATTAGAAGCAAATAGAGCAGTGATTAAAGCAGAATCTGCAGCATGGATGGCCAATACCTATGCACTTTATATCTATGATTTAGAACAGTGGAGCACAGATATAGATAGACTGATTAACGCTGTGCAATATGATTTGCAATATCCTGGAAATTACAAATCTGTGTTAGAAGCAAAATGGTATGCTAACAAAGTCATCGGCAGTCAGCTCGAAGATATGTTTTATGTGAGAGATACCACTGGTATTAGAAACATGACTCTTAGAGGTCTAGAAGGTACACTGCCTGCAATAGCCGCAGGCAATGTCTATAGTATTCCTACCGCAGGTGCATTTGTGAGTCTTGATCCAGGTTGGGGTCCAGCCGACGAAAGAACCTGGATTATCAATAGAAGTTGCTATGTTCAAAACGTCACCACCATTGGCACAGGCGCTGTAGGACAAAAAGTTGACGGAGCATTGCACAACGGAGGAAACAAATCAATAGTTTCTAATGATTTTACACAGGTAATATCAGACGGCATAGGTGCATGGATGTTAAACGGCGGCCGCGGAGAATTAGTATCCGTGTTTAGTTATTATGCACATATAGGAATGTTTTCCCAAAATGGTGGTATCATTCGTGCAACCAACGGTAATAGTTCTTACGGTGATTTTGGGGCAATTGCTGACGGAATCGACCCCACTGAAACTGTGAGATACGGATCTGTTAATACACAAACTGAACAGGCAGTGGTGGCCGCTGCCTACGCTGGAGAGATTTTAGACTTTATCTTAGGATTAGAATTTTCAAATTGCGGACAAAATTATACCACAGCCTCATATGCTATAACAAGTTCCGGTTCAGGAGCTGTAGCCATACAAGAAGAATTCCGAGACAACTCTATGTTTGAATGTCAAGTGCTTACTGGCGGCACTGGATTTACACAACGAGGTAACCAAGCACAGTCTGGTAGCCCAACAACCATAACACTGGCCTCTGCAGAATCGGCCACTGAAGCACAGATATTAGGCATGCGGATCCTGATCATATCCGGAGAAGGAACAGGACAATATGCATATGTACAAGCCTACAACAGCGGCACCAAAGTTTGTACAGTGTATAGAGAAAGTGATGATTTGCCCGGATGGGATCACGTGTTACCAGGCACGCCATCGGCGACATTATTGACCACAGGCACACGATATCGTATTGAACCAAGACCTACATTTAGCGCACCAGGATTTACCGCTACCACTGTTACATTTGCCACTGCCGGCGCTTGGGCAGCTGTGGTATATGGAGAAACCAGCCAAACATTTACTAATGTATCAGGAACTGTTGGCACAGGCACTACTGTAGAAGTTGTGCCAGCACCTGCTAGATTCACAGTAGTAAAAACAGGAAGAACTTATTCGATTACACAGACCGACGGCGGTGCAGGATACGCTGTAGGCAATATAATAACCATCAACGGCAACGATGTCGGCGGCACAATAGTAGAGCATGACATTGTATTAACAGTCACTGATATTTCAGACGACAGCACCAACTCAGTTGTAACATATGTGATAGCTGACACCAGTTTAATTGCTGCCAGTGGTAGATTTGTAATTACTCCAACATCAGGCCATTTTGGCAGATACTCGTCCGACGGCGAAAATTTTATTGTTTGTGATCTACCAAATGACGGAAACTGGAAATGTCTTGCAGCAGGCAACAATAAATTTGTTGCAGTTAAATACGGCAGCTCAGATGCTGCTAGTAGCACCAATGGTATAGATTGGACCTTACAAACTATGCCGGCTTCGAGAAACTGGTCAGGTGCTGTTTACGGAAAGCCATCAACAGCAAGTACAGGAATATTTGTAGCAGTAGCAGATAATTTAAATTCTGCAGCATATTCTATCAATGGCACATCTTGGACATTTTCTGCATTGCCTACATTTGGTGATTCTACTTTAAACGAATACGTAGATGTTGCGTTTGGATCAAACGTGTTTGTGGCCGTTGCCAACTCCAGCAACATAGCTGCGGTAGGCACCTGGAACGGAACAGCTCTGTCTTGGCAAGGCACTATCATGGATGTGGTTGCTGATTCATCATCGAAAGACTGGGTCAGTGTTGCATACGGTAACAGAAGATTTGTTGCTATTTCTTCTACCGGTGATGTAGCGTATAGTTTCGATGGGTTCTCATGGCTCCCAGCTACCATGCCATCGCAGGACGGATCTACAGCACATAACTGGAAGCAGATTAGATACGGACAAGGAGTTTTCTTTGCAGTAGGAGATACGGGCTCTAGAGATATCGGAGCAGATCCAACTGCCGGAATTACTACATATGCAGCAACATCATATGACGGTATAGTGTGGACTCCGAGAACACTAACATCTGCAGAAAACTGGGGAGTGGTAGCTTTTGGAAATCCAGATATCACACTAGGCGATAGCACCTTGTCAAACAACAAACCAACTTGGCTTGCCTTGCCCGGTACGACTTCTTACACGTTTAATAAAATTTACACAGGTGCTAGAGCACTAGGAAGAATTGTATTAGGTGGTGTCACAGTTGGCTCGATTAAAATTTGGGAACCAGGCAGCGGCTACGATTCAGCCCCTACACTAACCGTTACTGATCCCAATAACACTGACGACCCAACGTTTAGACCAAGGTTAGCCGATGGTTCATTGGCCCAACCGACATTTGTATCCAAGGGTGTTTCATACAAAACCAGCACCACTAGCATTGTTGTCACTGGTGATGGATTTGCAGATAAAACTCCTGTTGGAAAATTTCTTACCGTAGACGGCCTCACAGTGATGCCTGGACCAGGCGCACAGTTTTATATCGCTGGTAGTTCATCGTATAGAGTAGCGGTTATAGTAGGAATCAATGAGGAACTACTACCAGATGGAACTACACGATCTACATTCCAGATTAGTCCTAGTTCCACTATAGCTCAGTTTATTGAACACGGAATGGAAGTACTGATTCGTGAAAAATACAGCCAGGTTCGCATAACTGGTCATGATTTCTTAGATATCGGTACAGGAAACTTCTTAGAAACCAACTATCCTGAGTTGTATAAAAACTACGATTTTACAACACAGCCGTTCCAAGAAGTTCAAAATCTAAATGGTGGACGGGTATTCTATACATCCACTGACCAGGATGGTAACTTCCGCGCAGGAGAACAATTTGCTGTAGAACAAAGCACTGGTATTATCACAATCGCTGCAGAGTTCTTTGATCTAGCAGGCCTTACAGAATTAAGATTGGCAGGAATTAACGTAGGATCTACGGCTGTTATTAGAGAATTTTCTAAGGACGGACTATTCTTGCAGAACTCTAATAATATAATACCTACACAGCGAGCAGTTAGGTCATATTTGAGTAGTAGATTAAACGTAGGTGGTGAAGATTTGCTCACACCTAGTATTACCGCTGGTACAGTTAAGATAGGGCCAACGTCTATTGAATCCACAGCAGGATTAACAATAAACATACCTGTTGTTGCAGACTTCTCTGGATCCGCAAGTGGAGTAGGTTACGGTTATGTGGCTCAGACCATGTTTTACCGTAGAGTGAATTAAACATAAATATAGATACTGGAGTGTACGATGGCAGAATTTAAATTAGGTAGAATTAGATTTGTTTGGAAAGGTGCTTGGAGTGCAAGCACGGTCTATTACAAAGATGACGTGGTTCGCTTTGGCGGAAAGGTGTATCTGTGTCAAACTGGACACACTGCTAATGCTAATTTCAATGTTGATTTGGATATTAATCCGACCAAATGGAATCTAATGGCCGATGGCCAACGTTGGAGAGATGAGTGGTCCACAGTTACAGTATACGAGGAAGGCGATTTAGTAAAATACGGCGGCACAGTATACGTTTGCATAGACGGCCATACATCCGCAGCCACAGCTACTCTAGGATTAGAAAACAACTCTGCTGCCTGGAATCAATTTGTTGAAGGAACAGACTGGAAAGGTACTTGGACTGTTTTAACAAGATATAAATTAAATGACATAGTTAGATACGGCGGTATTAACTATATCTGTATCACAGGGCACACAAGTGCGGCTACAGCAGCATCAGGATTAGAAGACAATTCTGCTAGTTGGCAAGTGTATACACAAGGACAAGAATATCTAGGAACTTGGGTTACAGCCACTCGTTACAAATTAAACGACGTTGTAAAATACGGTGCTGGTCTATGGATCTGTACAACACAACACTCTGCCGGCGCAAGTTTTTCAGGAGATTCTGCAAATTGGGCACAGTATGTTGAAGGCTTAGAATATGAAAGTAACTGGAACAATGTTACTGCCTATCAGCCGGGTGATGTGGTCAAATACGGCGGCAACAATTATGTGTCAAAGACACAACATCTCAATTCAAATCCTCTAACAGGCACCACAGATTGGGATCTGTTCGCAGAAGGTTTAAGCTTTCAACAGAGTTGGGCAGGAGGTACTTCTTATAAAATAGGTGAAGTGGTCACACACGGCGGCAACAACTACATAGCGATAGCAGATAGTCCGAGTGCAACTTATACATTTACAGCAGCTACCGCATCCAATGATCGATTTACTGCTGCATCAACTACAGGAATTGTAGTTGGTATGACTGTGAGATTCACAGGATCCACATTCGGAGGAGTATTTACTAGTGGTAGATATTATGTTAAAACAGTAGCAGCTGGTTACATTACAATCAGCACCACTTCCAGCGGAACAACATTTAACGTTGCAGCGGATGCCAGCGGATCAATGACTGCCACAGTCAGCGGGGAGCCACCAAACACAGCATACTGGGCAGCGATCTCAACCGGAATGAACTGGAGAGGCGCATGGGCAGACGACACAGAATACAACGCCGGCGATACAGTTAGTCATGGAACAAACAGTTATATCTGTGTATCACAACACAGATCAGAAGGTGACGATGGCTCTACATTGGGTACCGAGGGCGGTGGTCAAGCATTAAGTCGCCCAGACCTTGATGCCACAGGCACATATTGGAATGTTGTAGCTGTAGGCAGCGAAGCTTCAGTGCTAACTACCACAGGTGATTTGGTATATTACGGTGGTGCAGGCCCAACAAGACTACCAGTCGGGACCGAAGGACAGGTACTGCGTGTGAGTTCTGCAGGTACTCCAGAATGGGTTACATGGGGCAGCACTAGTCACGTTTATTACGTGTCTACAGAGGGAGAGGATCGTCCTTGGCCAGACTGCGGCGCATCATTAGACAAGCCGTGGAAAACCATACGATATGCCTGCGAACAGATAGACAACGGGCCAAGAAATCCTAACGCACAACATCTACTAGAATTAAATCGAGCATTCATACAAAAAGAAATTACCAGCTGGACTGATTATCAAATCACTAACAATATTGCGCCATTTACATCAGCATTTGACTATGACGAATACAAGTGTGAGCGAGATGTTGGATTTATCATTGATAGATTAATCTGGGATTTAGGCCACGGCGGCAACTTAAAAATACGTGCCGCAGCTTTTAGCTTGCTAGGAGCATTTGGTGAAGCTGGAGAATTCTCTGCAGGAGAAGAAAGTGTTCCATATGTAACACTGGCAGCAGAAGCAGACGAAGGTGTTGCAGCCTACGAACAATTAAAATTAGTAGTAGCAAAGGTACTAGCTAATCAAGCGCCAACCACTGCTTATCAAACACTGGCCTTGGACTCTACAGCGATTGTCGCTCAATATATCAACACTGATTATGTGGCCGAACCTGGAACTACTACAACTAGTGACGAATTAATTGACATTGTTATTACAGCTCTTACAGATTTAGACACTGATGCTCTTCCAGCAAGACGTGTACCTAATAACACAATTAATATTAAAACTGGACAGTACAGAGAAACATTGCCTATTATTGTGCCTGTAGAAACTGCACTAGTAGGTGATGAAAAACGTTCTGTGAACGCTGGCCCAGCAGGCAGTTTAACCAGTGGAGATGATGCAAAATACAGCATTGGTGCTTTGACTAGACTAGAAACTGTGGTTGGACAGATTATTCTTGGAACAAATGTAACAGAATCATCTGGTAACACTGCTACACAGAGTGCTGACTTTCCTTATGCTAGTTCTGTAGAAGTAACAGACATCAAGAGACTAGTTAGAACAATGCAGCACCAGATTGATTTTAAAATCGGAACCACCCACATGGAGAGTTCTGCGAATCCCACAGGATATAATACTGTATTCCTGGTAGGGTTCGGTGATGCACGAACTCTAATACGTGAAAACAAAGAATTTATCAAGGAAGAAATCACTGCTTATTTGACTGCAAATTTCAGTTCAGTGAAATACAGCAAGACTAAATGCAAGCGGGATGTAGGTTTTATCATTGATGCTATGATATATGATTTGACCTATGACGGAAAATGGGCCACTCTTAACGCAGGCACAGCATACTTTGACGGCGAGAACAGCGTTGATCTACAAATTGACAGCACAGAAATAGCTGCTACTGTGGCCGCTTACGGTAGATTAAAAACAGTGGTACAGCAGATCATTGCCAACACCACAGTAACTAAATCTGCTGCCAACACTGCTACTCAATGGACTGACTCAACAAACTTGTCAGGTGGTTCAGCTGCTAATGCCACAGTAGGCGCATTAGTTGACATAATCACCAACATCATACAAGGCGATTCTACTGAATCTACAACGCCACAGATCAATGTTACTACTATAGCCACATTAAACACACTGACATCTATTGCTCACGGATTGGCTGTAGGCGATGCAGTGATCCCAAGAACCACTGCCAACGGACTGGTCAACGGAACAAAATATTGGGTGGTAACAGTAGGCTCTGTCGATACATTCCAACTTGCAGCCACATATGGTGGCGCAGTGCTGGCTTCATTTACTAACGGAGCTGGCCTCGACATTGATTTAGAAGTTATTGATTATCCAACAGCAACAAATGCAGTGACATCAACCACTGCATTGATAGCAGCCGCAGTAACATTAGATGCTGCACAAGAAACCATAGTCACTGCTGCCACAGCTTATATCACTGCTAACTATCCCACATTGGTCTATAACTCTGCTAAATGTGAAAGAGATGTGAGATTGATTTTAGAAGCGGTGATGTTTGACTTTATGTTCAACAGTAACTTTAAAACTAGAGAAGCAGCATACTCATATTTGAGAGCCACGGCTGCTGATGTATTCACACTGAATCAGAAGACTGCTACTAGAGCTTCATTTACCTATGTTAAAGGATTGGCCAGCGCCAACGTAGGTGGCAACGCCACTGCACAGGCTCGTATTGAAACACTGATGACACTGTTGGATGACATTGTCTACGGTGCTACCAACGAAGGATCTATATGTCAAACAAGTATTAGAAGTGCTGATTGGGCTAGACTACAACTAGAACGTAATCGTGCTTATATCTCTGCTGAAATATCAGCTTATATCGGCGCAACTTATACAACTACAGTAACGGTGGCTACAGCAGCCACAGACATATTCACATGCACAGACACTAGCTGGATGGTAAGAAATGCAGCCATTAGATTCACAGGCACAGTATTTGGTGGAATAACTACCGGCACAACTTATTACATACAGAATGTGGTAAGCGCCACAACATTTAAAATTTCAACAACCAGGAACAGCAACACTGCATTCGATACTCAGCTTAATGAGTCAGGCTCAATGACTGTGAGTCTATACTACGACAGTGCGGCATGCCTGCGAGATGTAGATAGATATGTTGATGCGTTGAAATTTGATTTGCAGTATCCTGGCAACTATAAATCTAGATTAGCAGCGAGATATTATGCTAACGCAGTAACCGGAAGTCTTGAAGAAGACATGTACTATCTACGCAACGGTACAGGCTTACGCAATCAAACACTTCAAGGCCTAACCGGAGATTTATTAGCACCAAACGCATATGGTACTTCGAGAGTAAGTGCAGGCGCATATGCTTCATTGGATCCAGGTTGGGGCCCAGATGACTTCCGTACATGGATTATTGGACGTTCCCCTTATGTGCAAAACGTAGCAACATTTGGTTATGCTGCAATCGGTCAGAAGATTGACGGCGCACTACACAACGGCGGCAATGATTCTATTGTGTCCAATGACTTTACCCAGATTATATCAGACGGTATCGGAGCATGGATTACCAACAATGGTCGCGCTGAATTGGTATCTGTGTTCTCATACTATGCACACATAGGTTACCTTGCTGAAGCAGGCGGTCGTATTCGCGGCACCAACGGCAACAACTCCTACGGTGACTTTGGTTCTGTAGCAGAAGGATTCGACGTCACAGAAACTCCAATATTATGTGAGGTAGATAATAAATCATACCTAGCAGATGTGGGCAGTGTTATCACCGACGGTGTTGATAAGATTTGGCAGTTTGAATATGACAATGCCGGATCTGATTATACCGAAGTCACCTGGACGGTGTCAGGTGGCGGCGCAGGTGCCAGTGTTGAACAAGATGATTTCCGTGACGATGCTGTATTCCAAGTAAGATTGATAGACAACGTAGATGATTCAACTACAGCTCCCGAAGCTGATGGAAATTTTGGCGGTAGCGGCTACGTTTCTAACGCCAATACAGCCCAAAGTGGCACAACCACTCAACTAACACTAGCAGCCACTGATGACGAAATCAGCAATGCCTATGTAGGTATGAAGTTGATTGTAACTTCGGGCGCTGGAGCAGGACAGGTTGGTATTGTAGATGCATATTCCTCTGGTACAAAAATTGCCACTGTGACCAAAGAAAGCACTGGGGGTGCAGGTTGGGATCATTTGGTTCCGGGAACTGCTATAGTAGCACCAGATGCTTCATCAACCTATGTAGTTGAGCCAAGAGTTACATTTACTTCACCAACCTACAGCAGTACTGCAAGAACATTAGGCACAGCTCAGAGTTATACCGACGCAATTTGGGCTCCAACTTCTGCAGTATACACACCAATTTCAACTACCACCAGCGGCAGCGGCACAGGCGCCACATTCACTGTGGTGCGCAAAGGCATAAAATATTCAGCTGTGGTTATTGTTAGTGCAGGAACAGGATACGTAAGACTGGACACACTTACTA